ACGACCGAGGGCGTCGAGTGCGGTGGAGGGTTGGGCGTCGGCTTCGAGGATCGCGTAGAGCGTAATATCGGGGTCGCCCGCGTTTAGGTAGTCGAGGCCAGTGGCGTCGAGAATTCCGGTTACCCGTTGCCGGGCGCTTTGCTCAATGTAGCCCGAGGCCCCGACATCGGTGTAGCCGAGTTTGGCGAGGTTCCCCATCGCCGTAATAGTCGTGATTGCGGTCGGGGTGCCGGTACTAATGAATGACACGTTAAGGTCACTAATCGCACCGGTAAACCGATCGACACCGTCGAAGGATATTGCGACCGTGTCGGCTAGTTCCAGTAGTGGGCCAGTGTCGCCACGTAGCACTATTTGCGTGTTCGAGGCGGTCGGGCTCGAGGTCACATCTGAGCGACCGTGGGCTACCGTGACGTTAAATTCAAATAGGTCCAGGTCGATCACCGACCCGGCCAGAGTAATTTCAAGTGTCATGTGAGCACCGGGGTGACGACCGCGCCACTACGGGCGTCCGAGTTGCGGATCACGTTGGCGATAGCGCGAGCGACCTGTTGATCGGTTATTAGTTGTTGGGCGGCTGTCGCGTCCGCTACTTTTTCGGCTCGGGCCGCTGTCGCTGCCGCTTCGACGTTGCGGACGGCGGCGGCTACGTCACTCGCCAGTTGGGTTTTGAACGCTGCACCGACTGGTCTAGCCATTGCTTTACCCAATTTTTTTAGTGTGCCGCGCTCGTAATCGAGTTGGTTGGCGAGACCGACAACCATCGCGGCGGCCTGCTCTACCCCGGCGTTCATAAAGTCGGGCACTAAACCAAGGGCAAGCTCTTTAGTTTTGTCTTGAATGTTTACAAACTTTTCGTTAATTGTGCCCAATAAGCCTTTATCGCCTAACATTTCTTGACCGAGTGCCCCGCCAACTTCCGGGCCCAATCCGGCCATGTAGTCAATGAGCCGCTGGTCTACCTTCGAGTTTTGCAGGCCTTCGAGTACGTTCCCGAACCATTCGGCTTCGGCTATTTGAGCGTTAAAAGCGTCTACCAGGGCGACACCCGTTTTATTGCCTTCTTCATCGAATTGGTCCGTAAACGCTGAGCCGAGGTCGATCCCGGATAGTAGATTCCCCTGCATTGTGAGGGCGTAGTCGGCTACGGCGTTTTTAGCGTCCTTAAAACTCTGTATTTGAGTGCTGAGTAGTGCCTCAGTCGAGGCGATTGCCTTGCCTACGTCTTCCGTGCTTTTTTCTAGGAACTTCTGAAACTTCGTTAATTTTTCGACTTCTACGGTCGCGGATCCGGTCGAGCCCCCGTAGGTTTGTATTTTGCCTTCGGTTTCCTCTAATATCTTTTCGTATGCGGCCTGACGTTCGGCAAGGGTAAGCACTCCGTAGGTCGCTTTGACGTTTGCGGCGGTTTGCTCGTTTGTGGCCTTTTCTATATCCCTTAGACCGCCAAGGAAGTAGGGGAGGCCGTCGGCGGCTTTTTTGGCGGCGTTAGCAAAAACAAGTAATTTGTCGGCTGCTATTAGGGATTTCTCGCCCGTTCCCTCTGTCGCTTGACCTAGCGCATTCATTACGCGACTAAACGGGTTAATCGTGTCACTAACGAAACTGAAGGCGTCACCGAGTAACCCGGTCTCCGTTTTGACTTTCTTCTCGATGTCTCTAAGGAATATGAATCCGTCGTAGAGCATTGCTAGCGAGGCGACGACGTCGGCAACGGTTTCGCCTAGGTCTTCGAGTGCAGGTTCTAGTTTCTCCATGGATTTGACCATGTCGGTAGTGCCCTCAGTGGCGTCCGTAAGCCCGGTGAGTAAGCCTTTACCGAATGATTCCGCTAGGTTGTCCGTCGCTGTTTTAAGTACTCTCATGCGGCCCTGTAGCGTGTCGGCGGATGCCGTGGCCTGCCCGCTAAACGTGTCTGATAGCACTTGAGTAATGACTTGCATGTCGCCGGTTTTGATTGTTGCGGCGTCGATACCGGCACCGAGCCGGGATAGGCCCGCTATGTTTCCTTCGTACGCTTTACCCATCGCGTCGGTTACGGCTTCGAGGCTTTTACCGGATCCGGCAGAAACATCGAGGGCAAGGCTTAAGGCGTCTTGTGCTTTACCCGTGTCACCGAGTGCCCGCACCAAACGGTCGTAGGCGGGTCGTAGTTCGGTATCTGCCACGCCGAGGGATCGTTCCAGACCGTAAATAAACTTTTCTATTTCTGGCTGGTCGTGCGCTAGTCCAAGGTTGTCTAGGGTGGTGGAAAGTCTACGGACGGCTTCTTCATCTTCGAGGGCGGCTTTGACTCCGTCGGATGCTAGCTTCACGGCGAGCGCACCGGCCGCGAGACCGGCACCGATAAGGGCCGGGCCGAGCATATTTTTCAGGGATCCCGCTAAACCTTTTAGGCCGCCTTGGGCCTGAGTCATTCCGGCGTTGAATTTTTTTAGATCCGCCGCTAAGTAAACCGTTAAGGTTTTTCCGACTGCCATTACATCACCGGCCATTTACGGACGACACGGTCTACGGCTTGGCCCCATTCTTGTAAGGCTGGTTTCTGGTAACTGCGTGCTTTTGCTAGCCAGTTCGTGCGAGTGAATGGTGCGAAAGAATCACCACTGTCTCCCGTGTCGGTTGGGTATCGCAACATGTTGGAGGATGCGCCACCGGACGTTACTTTCTTTTGCTTACCGATCGAAACTTTGGGGAGACGGTCGAGCCCGGATCGAATGTCGGATGCCAGAATGTCGCCCCATTGACCACCGACGTTCAGGGCCGCGTTTTGGAACGCTGGCACCATGTGCCTATCGGCTATTGTCCGTGAGGCTTGCCGTAGCTCTTTCGCGGCTTCTTTTCCTAGTTTGCGGAGGTCGCGCAGTAGCGGGTTTAGTCCTTCGATGTAGGCATCGAATTGCTTAGCCATTACGCTAACTCCTCCATAATCGTGACGACCTCTCGGCCGCTAAGTTTCTTAACGTCTTCCATCGTCCAGCCCGTGCGAACCGCTAACCGTATGAGTAGCCTGCCGTGGCTACCCTCTAAAAAGGTTCCGCCTCATCTTTAAGAATATCGACTTTCACCCGGTTTTTGCGGGCCCAAGATTTCACGGTTTTAAGGTCCCCTGGTTCTTTGTCCTCGAGATAAAAGTAGGCGATTGTTAACCGCATCGCTTGTTCGCTTGTGGGACGGTTACCGTTCAGTTCTTCATACATCATGAAGTCAACGGGCAGGGTTTCGACTTCTTTTGTTTCGTGATTATCGGACTCGATTTTTAGTCGTGGATACATAATGGGTTCCCCTTAGCCTTATGCAGTTGCGGCGAATGTAACCGACCCGGTGAATGATGTCGAGACAGTAACGACACCGTCGGCCGGGTAGGTGAGGTCTGCGGATTCGATAAACATCGCGGCACCTGTCCACGTTCCTGACGCGGATTCGACCACGACCGCGACGGATGCGGCGGCGGCGATAGCGGTTTGCAAAGCCCCATACATGCCGGTTACTTCATCGAATAGGAAATCCAAACTCATGGTGCTGTTGAGGTCGGTCTGGTCGAACGCGACCCCGGACAGGGTTTTAGTGCGAACGATTGTCGGTGTCGTGTTGATCGTTCCCGACGTCACCTGGTCCTCGTATTGTGTTGCACCGATTGACACGGTGAACACGGCTCCAGTTACTCCGATTGCGGGCATGATTTATCCTTCTTTCATTTGTATTTGTACTTCGATTTCGGTTGACATGACGGTCCCTTGCGATCCTAGGCTGAGGAGTTGCGGAGCGTTAACACTCGCGACGTTTACGGATGCGGGTAGCGCGGCGAGTAGCACATCAAGGGCGTCCTCGGTTGTCGAGATTGCCACCGCGTTGACCCTGACATTCACGTTGAGGAGTAGCCGCCACCGGACCGCATAGTTAAGGGTTGAGCCGATCCGGGTCGGTTGCACCCACGGGGAGTCCGGGACGATAACGACCGACGGGGTCACCGGCACCGTAGGCACCGTGTCGTAGATTTTGTACCCGAGCCCGGTCAGGCTCGTGACGATTAACTCCCGTGCTTCCGTGGTGAGTGCCATTAGCCGACCATCGTCGTCATCTGCTTGTACGGGGCCAGTAGGACAGTGACCCGGGCCATTAAAGCGGAGTTGATCCGTGGGCTAGGGGTGAAGTCCACGCTAATAGATTCGCCCCCTGCCGCGTACGCCGCCTGGTATGTCTCGACCGCTATGGTCATTGCCGCGATTTTTAGCGGTGCCGGTTCCGCTTCGAAGGAAACAAGCGTGACTAGGTAACCGATCAAGACGCACGCCGAGTTGGCGTGCAAGTCGAGCACGAGACTGTCGGGTGTCTCGTACTCGATATCCAGATTATCGGCCAGTTCCTGACCGGTTACCAATGCCATATGACCTTCACTACCTTTCGAGGGGATGTTAGTTTGTTAGGCCACAACTTCAAGGGAGACAATGCCCGCCGCAGTGTAAGCGGCGCTGACACCGTAACCGTAGATTGCGATGTCGCGGCCTAGGTTGGCTACGTTCTCCGCCGTGGCAAGGCTCGGACCGTCCTCGATCCAAGAGGCGGTCGCTGTGTTCGATACGAGGATCGCACCGGCTGCCAAATTGCGGTCGTGAATCACGGGTAGGCCAGAAACGTTTACTCCAAGAGTGCCAGCGGTCGCCACACCTGACACGTTCGAGACGGGGTAGGCCGATGGGAAAAACGTCGACCAACCGCCGATTTCTGCAAACACGTTTGACGCGACGAGGACAAACTCGGCCCCGCGACCGGTTGCCGTTTCCACGGTTACCGATGCCTGAAACACTCCTGCACGGAATTCTGCGCCTGTCGTGTCGCCCGCAAAGTTGTAGTTCTGTGGAGTGCTGGCAACGAGCATCGCGTCTACGAACGC